GCCAGATCTGTCACTAGCAACCGGTGGCTCTTGTATTCATCAGCCATATATTCAGCCATTCCCTGCTCTGACAGCCTGTCCATATACTCTTTTCTGGTGCCATATACCGCCTCTATGACTTCTGTTTCTTCTGTCTGCTCTCTCTCGGCCGTTTCCGGTTCAGATTCTGCTGTTTGATTTTCTGCATCTGAGCTTTCATTTTCTCCGGTTTCATCATCCTCAACCTCCTCTTTTTCTAGTGTTTCCGTGGATTTTTGCGCGGGCGCAATTTGTTCTGCAAGGCTCTTTTCTCCTGTCTGTTCCTCGGGCCTGTCTGCAGGCTCTTTATTATCTTCTCCGCAGTCTGTATCTCTGTCGGTGGAATCATCCTTTTGCTCTTCTCCTGCTCCAGGAGCCGGCTCATTATCTGCCACGCTTCCCGATTCAGTCTCTTCGACCTCATCAGTGCCAGCTTCTCCAACTGCTGCATTGTCATCCTCTGACTCAGGAGTTTCTGCTGTAGTATGCTCTCCTGTCGGCTCATTTTCCTGTGTTTCATCGTCTCCTCCAAAATGGTTCTGCCACGTTCTGGTGCCTGCTGCATCCTCATCAAAGATGGAGCTCATACGCTGATAGAATTCCCACCATGACATTATCTTCTTGGCTCTTGCCATGCCCGGTATGCCGAGTGTGACTCTGCTCGCTGATACACCTGCTGCCTTGATGATATCCTTGTCCACTGCCTGCTGATTCTTGAAGGACCATGTCAGGATAGCGGCTATACAGCCCTTCAATGTCTTGCCTTTCTTTCTGACATTGTGAGCTAAGAGCTCATTCTCCATGCACTGTCCTCTTAAGTATTCCACCCAGTCCTCCATTATTTCCTTTGGCTTAAGCTCTGCTGCCTCGACATCAATCTTGCCGAGTGCCGCCGTGAGCTTATCGCACAGCTCCGGGATTTCTCCGTTGGTGTACAGGTCCACGAAATCAGCCTGTATTCCATTTTCTTTTGCCACTACCTTGAGGGATTCTATGTCACCCTCATTGAGCAGGTTTTCTGCAAGCTCGTTAATCTCATTAAATGAATCAAATTCTCCAAACTTATCAAACATATGGTTTCTCCTTTAAAAAACTCCATTTATCGTATTTTCGCTCCGCATCTGTAAAATCTGGATAAAACTCATCCAGATATGCTCTGAACATGCCGAGCATCTCTTTTCTGTTTCCACTGCTGCCGTTGTCCATCATATGATGGTGGTACCGGCATCCGACTGCTCCGTTCTGTCTGATGCCAAGTCCCATGGATGAGCGTGGTATGTAGTGCATGATGTCTGTTATATCCATCTCAGGGACTGCTGTCGATGGCATCTCATAGCCTATCTGGCAGAATATGCACCGATAATTGTCACGCTCTCTTATGGCAGTACGCTCTTTTTGTGAAAATTCAAGATATTTTGTATATTTAGGCATATGGATTTTTCCTCTTTTTGTGTTATAATATTTTTATAATTTTTTCTTTTAGTGTTGTTTTTTTATGCAGAGTCCGGTCAGGAAATTAGATTTTCCCGACCGGTCTTTTTTATGCCTCAATCTGCATAATATATGGTGTGTCGCTCTCCATGCGCTCATCCACATCCTGAAGCATGATATCCGTCAGCTCCTTGAGCGTGTCGAACATGCTGTCGGTGATGAGTCTCTTGTCGTGTCTTTCCTTCACTACTCCGATTATGTAGCCAGCTGTAAGTGCAGCTTCCTTTACATCTGCGCTCTCCTCAATCTTTCCGATCATGCCGATGCACTTCTTAAATTCCTTGTACTGTTTCATTTCTGCTGTGTGCTTCTTAAATAATTTCATGGTTTTTCTCTCCTTATGATGCTGCTTTCTGTTCTTTTGCCACCTCTGATGTCATGATGCCGATATCAAGTGGCTTCTCTGCCTTGATGGCAGCGTTTAACTGTTCTGCTGTTTCAATTCCAAGTTTTTTGAGTGCCTCTTTAAGTTTGTTCTCCATAAGTGACCTCCTAATATACCCAAATCCTCATTCCGATTCTGCTTATTACTTCTTTGAGCTTGAAATCTGCTTTCTCCGTCTTTATCACCTTCCTTTCGCCGGAAATCTTCTTACTAAGTCTCTTGCTGCCATCTGAAATGCCTGTTCTCTCTCGTCTCCTGTGGCTCTGATGACCTCCCGGCCGTTCTGTAATATTTTGATTATGTGCTCACCGTCTTTTTCCCTCAGTGTCATTGAGAGATGATACCGCTTTTGACGAGGCGAATACGCACTATAAAATAGGTCTGTCAGTGTTTTCAATCCTTTTCAATCCTTTCTCTCTTAAATGCTACTTGCATATTTACTTCCTACAGCCGTATACTTTCCTTACAGGCACTGCCATGCCGAGTAAATGAAAGGTAATCTTGCAAATGAAACTAAATAATGATTGTATTCGTGATATTCTTTTAACGCTGGAGGAATTATGTACATTCGAAAATAAGTTCACCTATGATATAGAGTCTCAACCTCCACATTTATTAGCAAAATACTCACGTGAAGAAGTTCTCTATCACATTCGCCAATGTGAACATTCTGCCCTGATATTAAAACCGCTTTATTGCTATGGTGGCGATATAGTAGAAATTAGTGATCTTTCACCATCTGGACACGAATATCTTGCTAATATCCGTTCCGACAATATTTGGAACAAGACAAAAAAAGTTGCTGGTGAAATAGGTGCTACATCACTATCCGCAATGGTTCAAATCTCTAGTCAGATAATCACTGCTATCATAAAATCACAGTTTGGGCTTACATAAATCCTTTATCACATGCTCTATCACAAATTTCTTGCACTCAACCATCTCCTCTTTTGATGGCTGAGTGTTCGTCTTTTGTATGATCCATACAATCAACGCATATTTTGTCCACTTATTTTCAAGCCACCCTATCAAGCAAGTTATCAATGCTATGATGAATATTAGTTTCAATTTTTCTCACGCTCCTTCCTAAATCAGATTTCTCTCCGGTAAGCCCGGATGTATTCTTTATTGATTCAGCATGTTCTTGACTTCTGCCTTGAGCTCGACAAGGCTTGCAAGGTACGCTGCTTCTGTGAGGATTTTCTCTCTCTTGAGTTTCTGATACTGTTCCTCATTCCAGTCCTCTCTCGTGTTAGTACAGAAGCTGTTGTATTCTTCCTCTTTCTTGCAGTTCATCTCATCTGCTTTATCTATTTTCTCGAGGATTTTCTCGAGAATGAGCAATTCTTCCTTTGTCATGGCTTTTTCTCCTCTGCATCTTCAAATAAAGCTGGTCAATATGTTTCTTTCGCAATATGCTTCTTTGCCTCGTACCTCGATGTGATACAGCTTTCCAACTGTGCCATTGCCCGATCAAGCGCTTCCTTTTTCTCTTTGACATTCGCCAGTCTTCCGAGTAGTTCTTTGTCCGAGACTTCTATTTCCAGTCCGATTCTCATTTGCTCTCCTTTTCCTGCATCCTGTCCAGCAACGTTTCCCACTGCAGCACTGCAGTCTTCATCTCTTTTGCATCTACACCAAACTCTCGCATCTTCTCTTCCATTGGTACCGGCTCATGGTCTTTCTTGGGGTACTGCTGATATATGCTCTCTGCAGCATGGATTCCGTACCGGTAATAGCATTTCACTGCCAGCTCCGGTGTAATGATTCCTTTTCCCTGTACAGTGCACCTGCTCTTGTCCTTGTAGGTAAAAAATATTTTCCACATGGTCTTTTCCTTTCTTAAATGCTACTTGCATATTTGCTCTCCCAAGTCATATAATCTCCTTACAGGACGTTGTAGCGCCCGAGTTTACGAAAGGAGGACTTTATAATGAGTAATAATGATTTATCATTGATAGAAAAATTTAAGTCTTTAATGCAACAAGCTATGTTATATGCTCAATACTCTCACGATTATATTTTTGATGATTCTGTTGAGGATTCTGTCGCTATTGCATATCTGAATATCGCAGCTTCAAAATTCGCTGCGGCAGAATCTCTTTACTATTCATGCTTTAACATTTTGGAACGTGATGAAGCTGAAAGTATTTTTCACATTTTTGACGTATATATGGCTGAAATGTTGACTAATCATAAGACTGAGCACTCTCATCAATGGACAGATATCGAGTACAATCGCTTAAAGGATACTTTCGATTCTTCAGCGTTTGCATTTTAAGATTTCTAATTTTTCTAAGGGGAGGTTTTTTCCTCCTCTTATCTCGTCTAATATTTCATGCAGTAGTGCGGTCTGGTACATTATTTCCTTTCCTATAACAGAATCCGGATCTATGCATACCGCCTTTCTTTTCTTTTTTGCTTTTTCTCTCTTGATTTCATCTCTTTGCATTTCTGCAAACTTCGAAATTTCTTTATAAATTTGATTTCCCATATGGTTTTCTCCCTTCTTGTGCTTAACATATTAAGCATTTTAGTTAAAAAAAATTTCACTTACCTTTTTATCTAAGGCTGCTGCAATCTTTTTAAGGGTGTCTGTTGTTGTAGTTGTGGTTCTTCCTGTTTCTAATCCATTAATAATGGTACGTGAGACACCGGACTTTATTGATAATTCAGCCTGTGTCATTCCAATTTCTTCACGGATTTCCTTAATTTTATAGCCCATGGCTTTTATCTCCTTTCTGTTTCTCTGTTTTCTTTAGCTTAACATGTTAAGCACTACATGTCAATATGTTTAACAAAAATTATTTTAATATGTTAAACATGTATATTTTAGCATTGTTCAATATGTTAAAGTTTTATATTGATTTATTTATTAAACATGTGTATAATATGTTAAACAATACACAAGGAAGGAGTGATTAAATATGACTCTCGGTGAGCTTGTAAAAAAATATCGAACAGAACATGAGCTTTCTCTCCGAGATTTTTCTCGATTATCTGGAATAAGTAATGGATATATTTCGATGTTGGAAAAAAATGAACACCCAAAGACTAAAAAACCTATAGTTCCATCTATAGAAAAAATGAAATGTATCGCCTCTGCAATGAATATGTCATTAGATTCATTACTTGACGCCATTGATGGGGACCAAGAAGTATCAATTAAGCCGGAGCCTGCATCTCTTATTAAAGCAGACGAAAGTGAGTTGCTTGCTAAATACCGGCATATGAACGGCAAGGGCAAACAGCGGCTTCTTGAGCGTGCCGATGAACTTATTGAACTGGGCTATGTTGCAAAAGGGGACGAACTAAAGGAGGCCTGAAATATGTTATTAATAAAAACATTATTGAATTCAGGTAGTTTTATCCCATGCATCCTGCCCTTATATATGTTAAGTCTATGAAATTAAGTAGAAGGGAGTTCCAATGCGAAAGAAAATATATAATATTCTTAACCAAAATGCCATTTATGATACATTTATGTTTACAGTCATAATTATGAGCATTATTCCATTGGCTTTTGTTAAACAACAATCTTGGATGACATTAATTGACAGGATAACTGTTATCATTTTTATTGTTGATTATATTTTACGGTGGTTCGTAGCTGATAAGCTTAGTAATAAGCTTAATAAATTTATACTATATCCACTAACTCCAATGGCGATAATTGATTTATTGTCCATTCTTCCATCAATAACATTATTGAATAGCAGCTTTAAGTTACTAAAAATTTTTAGATTATTTAGATCTCTGCGATTACTTAAGATTTTAAAGTTAGTTAGATATTCTAAAAGCATTACTATGATTTGTAATGTTTTCAAAAAGCAAAAAGAGACATTTATTACCATATTGGTCATGGCTATTACATATATTCTGGTTTCAGCTCTGGTAATCATCAATGTTGAGCCAGAAACGTTCCCAACATATTTTGATGCCCTATATTGGGCTACGATATCATTAACCACTGTTGGTTATGGTGATGTGTATGCAGTAACTACAATCGGAAAAATTATTACTATGATTTCATCTTTCCTAGGAATTGCTGTTGTAGCCTTACCGGCCGGTATAATAACGTCAGGTTTAATGGATGAATTAAGCAAATCACATGATGAATAGTCAGTTTTGCGCCGGCGCAAATTTTAATCTTATTTTTAATATGAATACTTGACAAGACTAATTCATATGCTATAATGTAGTTAATTAGCGAATGACTGCTGTGCGGTCGCAAAATTAGTCTTGGTTTATTCCAAGGCTTTTTTTGCGTTTATGAGGATTTTACAATGAATAAACAAATAACTTATACTGACGTATATAGTCAGCTAGAAAAATTAAAATCTCAAAATCTTATAATATCAGATGAGGCTTTTGCTATTAGTGCTCTTTCGAGATATGGTTATTCAAACCTAATCAAAAGCTATAGAGAACCATACATAATCAGGTACAATGATTCTATATATTATAAGGATGGCGTTACTTTTGAGCAAATTTTATCTTTATTTATTTTAGATAAGAATCTGAGAAACTCTGTCATGGCCGCTATGCTGGATCTGGAAGAGTTCATTAAAGAAGCTGCTGCCGATGTAATTTCAAAATCATTCGGTACTGCCTCTGCAAAATATCTTAATTATAGGAATTATGCTAATAAGAAACGTAGAAAAAAGAGATTTACACTTTCTGAAACTTTAGAAAAGATAAAAAAGGCATTGTATTCAGATAAAGATCCAATACACCACTATATGTCAAAGTATGGTGATGTTCCACCTTGGATACTCTTTAAGGGGGTATATTTTACTACAATTGTTAATTTTGTCGGATTCTTTAAAACTCCTGAGCAAAATGAAATGATATCCCATTTATACCATGACCACTACGATTTTATTTACGATGATTCCATGAAAAAACTTATGATGGATACTCTTTTCATTTGTATTGATTACAGAAATATGTCCGCGCATGGCGGTCGTATTTATAACTATCAGAGTCGCAATACCCTGCGAAAAGACGAGATTTTTCATGCGGATTATGGTTTAATGACCTCTGGTTTTAGTGAATTGCTTTTTATATTAAGTTTGTTATCATACACAACACCTTTTGACCGACTTAATAACGCTCTTCAATATGAACTCAATCGTCACTGCTCCCTTTTTCCTGATGACAGTGAATATCTTTCTAAAGTATTAAATATTGATATTGTTAAAAAGGATTTTGTATATTATAAAGCATCTGGTTCAAAGTATCACACTATTCCATCATGTAGTGGTATGCAGGATGCTATTCAAATTGACATCGAAGAGGCAAAGTCTCTTGGTTTAGCACCGTGTAAAAGGTGCTGTAACTAAACAAACGCCCTGCAGCGGCAACTGCAGAGCGTTTATATAGATGTTACCTATTAACCCGAGGGCCAATATAATAACTCCATAAGCAAGTCTTATTATATCACATGCCCTCTTTTTTAGAAAGGGGCTTTTTATATGTCTAAAACTGTCGCTATCTATGTCAGGGTTTCAACAGGGAAACAGGCTGACAGAGACTCTATCCCTTTTCAGATTCAGGAATGCTCCAACTATGTGAAGCATTTTCTTAAAACTGAAAATTTTGAAGTATTCAAGGATGCTGGGCGCTCCGGCAAGAACACTCACCGTCCGGAGTATCAGAGAATGATTGAAAAGGTCAAATCCGGCATGATTTCTCATGTCGTGGTGTACAAGATTGACCGTATATCACGTAACCTTGTAGACTTCTCTATTATGTACAATGATTTCAAGGAGCATAAGGTGGCTTTCATAAGGCACTTGTGGTCTGATTTTCTGCGATAGCCCCGTCGCGGGTCATTTTCTGCGTGATTTTATCACGGGGCTTTAATGGGTCTTTCAAGTGTTACCACCTCCAATCCGCGCCCCTGCAAGGGTGCAATACTCGGCGTTCAGTTCAATGCCGATATAGCGGCGGTCAAGGCTTTTCGCTGCAAGCCCGGTGGTGCCGCTTCCAAAAAACGGGTCAAGGACAACGCCGCCTTTCGGACAGCCCGCCAGTATGCACGTTTCCGCGAGCTTCGGGGGATAGGCGGCAAAATGCCCGCCCTTATACGGTACGGTATTGATAAGCCAAACGTCCCGCTTGTTCCTTGTGGTCGGCATAAGAGCGTCGTCATAATAGCCGCCGCTGCGGGTTTTATTGATACCCTGCACCTTGCCCTGTCCCGGTACTTCCTCGGCGTATTTGTGTCCTGCGCCGCGTCCCTGTCGGTACCGCGCAGCCGTTCCCGGCGCGATCGGCTCCGCAATGGCGGCAGCGTCATAGTAGTATTTCTTTGATTTCGTCAGTAAAAAGATATGCTCATAGCAGCGGCTCGGTCGGTCGCGGCAGCTCTCCGGCATGGGGTTTTCTTTCAGCCAGATAATATCACTCCGCAGATACCACCCGTCAGAGCGCAGGGCAAAGGCAAGAAGCCACGGAATACCGATTAAATCCTTTTGCTTGCAGCCCGCTTTCATGCCGCTGCCGCAGTAAGTGTCTGCGATATTCAGCCAAAACGTCCCGTCGTCTTTGAGTACCCGGCGCAGTTCCCGGAATACATCTACAAGCCTGTCAATGTACTGCTCCGGCGTGTCCTCCCGTCCAATCTGTGCGTCAAGCCCGTAGTCCCTAAGGTTTGTGCCGTCTTTGGTGGGAAGTAGCTGCTTGCCCTTGCGCTCGATAAAGCCGCCTTTTACTAACTTTTCAATGACAGCGGCGCGGGTGGCAGGCGTACCAAGCCCCCGGCGTTCTGCGTCCGGGTCAGTGTCCTCATTCCCGGCGCGTTCCATAGCAGAAAGTAAGGACGCTTCATTGTGGGGCTTCGGCGGCGTCGTTTCATGCTCCGTAACCTTTGCAGCAGCTATCCATGTTGACAGAGCAGACGGGGCAGGCGGTGTTTACTTCGCCCGCCTTGCATTTCTCGGTACAGTTGCAGACAGACGGGGGCTGCTCGGTCTGTTCCTCCCCGATAATCGCCATAAGGTCGCTTTCGTCTACTTGATTTAAGAAGTGGACGGAATTTTCGCCCTCGGCAGCCCGGTCAACGATAATGTAAAAATAGTTGCCGCCTTTGCTTTTCACGATGATAAACTGCTTATCCTCGGCAGCGTCCCCGTCGATGTCGTCCACAAGGGTCATGTTGCCCTCCGGGGTAAGTGGCTGTGGCTCGGTTTCCACGATTACGCCGCTGTCGTCGGTTTCTTCCGTTGGCGTCTGTGCATAGGCGGTAACAGAAAAGCCGCCCACAAGGACAAGGGCGGCGCAAAGTGCGGTAAGGCTTGCAAGGATTTTATTCTTCATCTGCATTGTCCTCCTGTTCCTCATAGTCTGCGGGGATAGGGGCAATGCCCGGAATACCGCCGCCCGCAAGCATGGCGGTAAGCTCCTGCGGGGTAAGGCGCATAGAGCGCACAAGCTGAACGATTTGCAGATTTTCCGCTTCGGTTTTCTGTGCTTCCAGTCCGCGCAGCCTGTTCTGATACTCCGTGATTTTCTCACGGGTCTTTTGGATTTCCTTTTCAATTCTTTCAATTTTACTCATAGCCATAATGATTTTTCTCCTTTCGATTTTCAAATATGTTGTATGTCAGTTCCAGTTCATCAGCCCGTACCCTTTGATACAGGCATAGTCAAGGGGATAGCTCTTAATCTTGCAGGCGTCGCCGGAATTGCCCTCCACAGTATAAACGCGGTTTGCGTCCCTGCCGATAACAAGCCCTACATGGTCTGCGCTGCCGTCCAAGTCCCAGTCAAAAAAGATAGCGTCGCCGGGGGCAATGTTTTCATAGCCCCGCGCTCCCCATTGTCCGTGAGAGGTAAACCACGGAATACCCTGCGACTGGCAGGCGGCAAAGCGCGGTTCGGAAAGCCCCATTTGCCCGTAGCACCAGGACACAAAACAGGCGCACCATTCCACGCGGGAGTTGAAGCCGTACCAGCTCCAATACGGATAGCCGCCCACATTTCCGACTTGCTGCTTTGCAAGGTCAACGATAGCGGTATTACCGGGGCGCGTTCCGTTTACAAAGTCCACGCCGCTTAAATCCTCGGACGCGGAAGTGTCGGGAGAGCCGCCGCCAAAGATAAGGGGCTTGTTCCCGCTTGTCTGCAAGTACACCCGGTACATTTCCAGTTGTTCCGGGGTCAGATTATTTTCCGCAATGGTGGATAGCGGGGTGTTCGTCAGCTTGACGTTTAAGATGTAATACTCATCTCTTTAAATGAGCAGTTCGACACCTCTAGTGCCATCGGTGAAGCCGTGCTCAAGATTATCCTCGTGTTTGCTGAGCTGGAGCGCAAGCTCACAGGTGAGCGTGTGCGTGACATCATGATGAACCGTGCGCTTGAGGGCAAATGGAACGGTGCCAGAGTACCATATGGCTGGGACTGGGATGCGAAGAAGCAATGCCCGGTGCATTCTGATGCTGAGGCAGAATATGCCCGGATGATGTACAGGCTCTATGATGAGTGCCACTCTACCTGTGTGGTGCGTGATTACTGCAATGCTCACGACATCCCGACCAAGCGTGGCGGTGAGTGGACCAGCAAGACCGTGGCTGATTTTCTGAGGAATCCTATGAATGTCGGTGACTACCGCTACAATTACAGGAAATCTGCCAGAGGCAAGAGGAATGATCCGTCTGAGGTGGTCTATGTGAAGGATGTATTTCCACCTCTTATTGACAGAGAGCTCTACGAGAGGGTGACTCATCAGATGGACCTGAACACCTTCGGACTCGGCAAGGATGGGCGCAAGGTGGTCAGCAAGAAGACTCATGTGTTCGGCGGTCTTATCGTGTGCGGTCTGTGTGGAGCACACTACCACTCTGACTCGGATGCTCCGAGAGCTGACGGCTTTCTGCCGAGCCAATACCGGTGTGGTGCGCACAACAGAAAGATTCACTGCAAGGCAAAGGGCACCTCTGATGTGAAGCTCGGACCGTTTATTTTCAACTATATCTCAAATCTGGTCAAGGCTTCCAAGTCAAAGAAACTGCTGCACTCTGTCTCTGATCTGGAGCAGATACTCCTCAACGGCCCGGAGTTTGAGCAGGTGGCAGGCATCGCTGACATTGGACTGGATGTCACCTTTGACACTATCATGCATGGTTTCAAACCGAAGCGGTACACTGCTGCACCATATACCGTCATCCGCTCCGGTGATTCTGATGCACTCACGGCAAAAAGAGATAAGACCATCAGAGCGCTTGAGAGGCTCAAGAAGCTGTTTTTATTTGAAGATGATGCAATGAGTGAAAAAGAATATCTGATGTCTAAGAGGGAGCTTGAGGGCACGCTCAGCGACATAGAAAATGAGCTGTCAGCTCTTGAAGCCGACACTGCAGATACAAAATACGATGACATGTCTTTCATCTCCACTGCATCCGGATTTTTAATTGCTCATCAGATTGCATCAGGTGAGCACATCAACTACAGGGAGCTCGCCTGTGCTGTAGATGCAAAAGTGCTTAAGGATTTTGCGAACAGTGTGATTGAGAGGATTGTTCTGTTGGACGGACGTGTGGCTTCGATAGAGTTTAAGAACGGACTCGTGCACGAGTTCCTTTACAGAGAGTGAGAGCAGGCTGAGGAGGCAGCCTGCTCTCTTTTTTGTATGTATGAGTAAGATTAGATTAACAAGAAAGGTTGATTTTACAAGATTTTAGGCATCTTGTTTTTAGAGTTCATCTGACAGCCGAAGGTCTTGACGAAATAAGTCATGGGACGGCCGATTTCTTTAGATTTCTTTTCAACAAAATCCTTTGCCTTTGCCATGTAGTAATACTGCCTCTCAGGCTCATGTGCCGGTGGTGTCTTTGTTATATCTATATCGTAGCTCATGTTATATTATGTTTCCTCTCAAATTAATTCTATAATACTTTACCTGACTATTCCCTGATCTGACCACTGCCGTAAATAATATACTTATAGCTTGTCAGTGCCTCAAGCCCCATAGGTCCCCTTGCATGAAGCTTCTGTGTGCTGATGCCAATCTCTGCTCCAAAGCCGAATTCATTTCCATCAGAAAATCTGGTTGAGGCATTTACATAAACGCATGCAGCATCTATCTCATTTAAGAACTTCTGCGCATTGTCGTAATCATTTGTGACGATTGCCTCTGAATGTGATGTGTTGTATCTGTTGATATGCTCGATTGCTTCATCAATACTGTCAACAATCTTTACCGACATGATGTAATCAAGATACTCCATACCCCAGTCATCGGCAGTGGCCTCTGTCACATCATCTCTTCCGGCAAGAATTGCCTGCGCTCTTTCATCACAGTGCAGCTGTACATGATGCTCTCTTAGCTTATCATACAGCTTTGGCAGAAACTCCTCTGCTATGGCGCTGTGTACTACAATCGACTCACATGCATTGCAGACACTGATTCTTTGTGTCTTTGCATTGTTAATAATATTAACAGCCATGTCAAAGTCTGCATCCTTGTCCACATATACATGGCAGTTGCCTGTACCGGTCTGGATGACAGGGATTGTGGCATTTTTGACAACATTTTGAATGAGTCCTGCACCGCCTCTTGGTATGAGCACATCCACATACTGATCCATCTTCATAAATGCATTTGTTGTCTCTCTGTCTGTTGACTCAATAAGTGCAAGTGCAGCAGCAGAAACCAAATTGTCCGTCAAAGCCTTTTTTAATGCCTTAACTAT